AGATATTTCTGTGTCAAGCTCCGAGTGTGATATTCTAAGCGACTTTTTTATTGCGGCAATTGTTGTTTCTCTTAGTGTAGGCTCTGCCATAGGTGGACCCTCCCTCAATCAATAATTAATATTATGCTTTGCTGGCAATGGTAAGAGCGACAAAGCCGTTTTTAACAACAACATCGCCGCCGATGTCAACAGAGCCGCGAATTGCGGTCAATCTCTTGTCGAAGGCAAAATCATCACTTACGCGGATTTCATAATCGCTAAACAGGTCAAGCTCAAAGTTCTTAGGCTGACCGTAAAACATTGTAGGTTTTGCGGAAGTTCCCTGTGCTGTGCCGCTGCAAGCGGTAAGCCCGGAAACGATACAATACTTAACGGCAAGTCCACCGTCTTTTATTGTACCCGTGTTCGGATTGGCTGTGTCAGGAGTGATTTCATAAACCGCGCCCTTTTCGTTTGTGCCGCGAACATCGCCAAAAGCAAGCAAGTCTGTCTTGTTCAGGAAAAGAACGGCGTTTCCGACAACGGATTCATCGCCGCCGTAAGCAAGACAAATATCGCGGAGCGTATGCTCGTTGACTTCGCCTTTTGTGCTTTGGTCAAGGTCTGCCGTAACGGTTGCACAAATGTCCGATGCTTTGAGTTTAGCTACGATTACGGCAGCAGCGTTTTTGCGGAGCGCAAGCAGAGCCTGTGTGCGTACCTTCGCTTCGTAAAGCAGAGGAGATTGTTTCTTTGCCTGGTCACTAATGTAAGACAGCACCGCTACGCTGGTCGGAGATATTGTCTTATAGGCAAATGTCGGCTCTTTTGTGGCGGCAGTGTCGCCCTCTGTCTGATTGTCTGCAGCTGCTGCATCGGTTGCTATGTAAGCGACAAGATTGCTGCCCATACCTACGCAGTTAACCACGTTAACCATGTCGACAATGCTGGAAACGCTCGCGCCGGTAACATCGTATATACCGTCAACGCCTGTCGGTGTTGCAAGAGTGCCACCACTTATCAGAACGGATCTAACCTCTGCGTTGTCTATTACAGTCTTGCCGGTTTCAACAAGTTTTTTTGCTCTGGTTTCGATTTCGCTTGTTTCCATTCTCTCGTCCTCTTTCTTTTCTACGGTTTTTGCCGGTATAATGCCGGCGGTTATCTGCTCGCGCAGTTTCTTTTTTGTTTCGATTTCCTTTGAGAGCTTATCCCTCTCCTGCTTAAGCTCGTCAAATTCTGTTTCCAGTTTTGCAAGAGCTTCACCGGTGGAGCCGTCCAGCTCCTCGTTGATTTTTGTCATTCTGATTTCGATTTCCTGTAATCTCGTCATTTTAAAACTCCTTTATTTCGTTTAAAAGTTTGATTTTCATTCGGAGTAATCTCCGTCTATCTTCAAGCGCTCTATCTCTCCGTAGGCATTCCTCGATCGCTCCGTCAAAAAATGCGCGCGCCTTTATAGATGTTGTGTCGTTGGCAGGAACGGAAACAGCTGACACGTCGTACATTTTCGGCACGTTAATATGTATCAGCGTTCTTTTTTCGCGGTCGAAATAATAATCCCTGTCGTATTGTCCGGGATTGAAGCTCCATGACATTTTAGTTACCATGCCTGAGACGATATCGTCATATATTTGTTTGGCCGCCTCTGTCCGTCCCAAGTCGGCACCAGTCAAAAGCCCTTCGTCATCAATCTTGACAACGAGTGAATTGTTTGACTGCCGTGCTAATACACGCCCCTCGTGGTTGTATAAAAAAATAACATCTGACATATCGCAGTTGTCAAATGAACTTTTTAAAAACTGCTCGTATATTGCGCCGTCCTCATCCTCGTAATATAGATAAGGCTCAAATCTGGCGGCATAGCCCTCAACATAATATTTGCTCTCAATCAGCTGCTGGCGCTCCGCTTCCGGCTGTGTCGCTGTCGGCGTTATTGTCATTGCCCTGTATTGCCTGCTGTCCAGTATCGGCATTTGTCGTTCCCTCCGTTTCAGTATTGTTTATTTCGCCGGCGGCGGTTATTTCCATGTATTCACGCCGGATATATCGTTTGTCGCCGTCCGGTACATGCGGTCTGTTCCATACATCGGCGATGTCGTTGAGCGTTGCAAGCCCTCTGTCAAACATCTGTGTGCTGTATTGGAGTTTGTCCGCATTGGTCATGTTTTGCAATCGAGAACTGCTCCATACAATTTTGTTGCCCCTGGCAAGCTCGCGCCCCGTATATGTCATCGCGGTCATTGCCTCGCCAAGCTGTATTGCAAAGGGTTCTATTGCTCCTTCATAAAAAGCACTCCAGTCATCACCGGATAGCTTGTTTTGTAATACGCTTTCATTGCACCCGAAATAATTAAACACGCGCGTCTGGATGATTTTCATCTGCTCACTGTCGACAACTTTAGGCTGCGATATGACTTGTTTCACGTTGGTATAAGTGTTCGGGAAAAGCAATACGCCGCCGGAACCCTCTCCGGTGAAATTGTCAGCTGTAAAGCGTTTTCGCTCTTTTGCTAAATCGTCCGGCTTTGCAAAATTGCTTGCATTGGCAATAAAACGGAACGAAGCACCGTTTTTTATGCCCTCCTCAATGCCCTGGTCTTGCATATCTATCAAGGAAATAGTACTTGCCAAAGCACGATTATCTTCACCGCGAAAATCATTCTTGTGCTGGAAGCGCGTTACCATTCCAACCCTACTAAACTCAATACTCGCTTTTTGCCCGTTTGTAAACGTATATCTTAAAAACGGCTCTCCGCTGACATCTAAAACCTCTGTCATTGCCGGCGACACAGGATAAAAACCGATTGTTTCGTCATACTGATTTAGTATTGGTACAATATAACAAGTGTTTGATACCTGCAGCATTGTAAAAGTCCGATACAGGAAGTTTGATGTCGTCATAAACGGATTTGGTTTGTTGTTGAGTGTTGACAGCAGCCCTCGCAAATCTGCGCCCTCTATGTTCGGGCAGAGCTTGCTTGCGTGTCGCGCTCCGGCATCTATACACGCCCGTGTCAGCTCCATTTCATAAACGCCGCCGTCATATGTCGTGAAAACCGGAGTATAACCGTCCAGCAGAGCGAAATAACTGTCTATTATTTTTTTGGCTTTCGGTCGCTTGAATATTGTTTCAAGTACGCCCATTTTATCAGCTCCTTTTTACGGTTAATTTGTTTCTGGTTCCTGTACTGGTTCCGGCTCCGGATTCGGCTCTGTATTTTGTTCGGGTTCCTGCTCTGCAAGCAGCTTGTCGTAAGCCTCCGCTTTTTCTTTCAGCTTTGCGTATTCTTCGCCCGTCATGGCGACAACCTTTTTAATAACTGCCATTATGCTTCCTCCGTAGCCCAGTATTCAGCCTCCAGTATAGAAGGCTGTGTTGTTGTGTCAAGCCATATTTTTGTCGTGCCCGCAAAGGTAGGTATTGCGGCAGGCATTGTAATGTTTTCTGTAGTAGGGATTGCGAGGTCAAATTCCACCGTTGCACCTGTCACCGCTTCGGTAAAGGTAATTTTCCCTCCTACCATGCTTCCGTTTACGTCTTGTGTGCAGAGATAAGCGCCGTCTGCCTTTGCGCCTGTCGGGGAATATGTCGCGCCCGTTACGCCTGTTTCAACTGCCCTTGCTCTTGCCAGTAGTCCGTTTTCGTCAAGAGTGTCACCGCAACGCAGAGGTGCGTCAAGATAAAGGTTAAAAATTTGCTCCTCGTAGTCCTCGCCCCCCTCTTCTTCACCGTTTGTGATTTTTATCGGCACTCTATAGCAGTCAACACCTAACGCAGACGGAGCAGTCCCAACAAAAGAAGTCTTGCCATATTCGATAGCGGTGTTCCAGTCATCGTCTGCTGATGTTACAAGGTCGCCTGTGTGTGTAATTGTTGCAGGATATGTCGGTGTCGGGCTGTTAGGCACATAGGCTTCGCAAGCTACTAAATTAATTCCGTCGCGATAATACACCCCATAGTCTGTGCCGTCATAGGTAATTGTGTAATTACTCCAGTCTGTTTTCATCGTCTACCTCCAGCGGTTCGCTTCCATCTGGTGTTATACAAACAGGAATGTTTGTAATATCTTTTCCACCGTTGATAAACTCGTCATGGCTCATTAACAGCATCTCGTTGCCTTGCAAAACTCCTGTAAATTCTGAATATTTAATGTATTTCATGTCACACCTTCGTTATTCCCGAGATTGTCCATCCCCTGCCTGTTAAGGTGGCGACGGCGGTATCACTTGCGGCGGTTCTCGTCATTCCTGTTGCGGTAAAAGTGCCGTTATCTTTGCTTGCTCCTGCATAGGCTATTAAGGTTGCGTCCATATCTGCTGAGGATAGACCTGTGTTAGATAAAATGGTTGTTGTCGGTACTCCGGCGCCAACTGGGGTGTAAACGCCTGTAACATTAGAGCAATTGTAAAGGTTAAGATTATAAGTTATTTTTCCTTGTAAGTCTGCCAGAGAGCCTGTTATATGAGAGCAATTGTAAAGGTCAAGACGATCAGTTATTTTTCCTTGTAAGTCTGCCAGAGAGCCTGTAACATTAGAGCAATTGTAAAGGTAAAGAGTATTAGTTATTTTTCCCTGCAAGTCTGCCAGAGAGCCTGTTATATGAGAGCAATTGGCAAGGCTAAGATAATAAGTTATTTTTCCCTGCAAGTCTGCCAGAGAGCCTGTTATATGAGAGCAATTGTAAAGGTTAAGAGTATTAGTTATTTTTCCTTGTAAGTCTGACAGAGAGCCTGTAACATTAGAGCAATTGGCAAGGTTAAGATAAGAAGTTATTTTTCCCTGCAAGTCTGCCAGAGAGCCTGTAACATTAGAGCAATTGTGAAGGTTAAGAGTATTAGTTATTTTTCCTTGTAAGTCTGCCAGAGAGCCTGTAACATTAGAGCAATTGTAAAGGTTAAGAGTATTAGTTATTTTTCCTTGTAAGTCTGCCAGAGAGCCTGTAACATTAGGGCAATTGTAAAGGTAAAGAGTATTAGTTATTTTTCCCTGCAAGTCTGCCAGAGAGCCTGTTATATGAGAGCAATTGGTAAGGTTAAGATAATAAGTTATTTTTCCCTGCAAGTCTGACAGGTCAAGTTTAACTGGTTGTGCCACCCCAATGTTGCTTAGTGTGCCTGTTTCGCTAAATGCGTCAACCAACAACCACACAACTTCGTCCTCTACCGTTGTTTCTTGGAAACGGCTCACACACGAAATAGTGCCATCATATAACCACCTTACATTTGTTGCGTTTGTTAGTTCCATATCAAAAGTACCCGTACCGCAACGAAAAGGAATTATGTAATTGGCAAGAGAATTTGTAATCGTTTCTGTTGTGCTGTCCTGTGTGCTGTTGCCTGTGATATCAAGGCTGACAAGCGGCGCACCCGTGCTTTTGGTAAGGGTAAGAATTACATCTGTCACAACTTCCTTAAAACGCCCATAAAACTTTGACAGTAGCATTCCGGTCATAGTCGTGTAATGATTAAAGTGTGCAAAGAGCATTTCTTTTAAGGTCATTTATTATCCCCCTTGCGCTTCTCCGGCAGCTGTTATGGCGACAGCACCGATTACACTCTCCGCAAATATAACAACTTCCCCGGTTTCCGCATCGTATGTATAATCTGTTTCAGCTTCTATTGCGGCATAATCAATCGTTATTGTAATAGTCGCCGGCAGGTCGTAGCCACTCACCGCTACAAGTACGGCATTAATCTCTGTTTTGTAATATGCCGTTGTATCTCCGGTATTTGTCAAATTGGTTAAGGTGTATGTAATATCGCCTTGTGATTCACCGGTTCCGGCGGCGGTTATTGCTATCGCTCCGGTAACACTTGCGGCGGCTATTACTATCGCGCCCGTACCACTGTTGTATGTATAATCTGTGTCCTCAACCGCTTCCACTCCACCGATTGTAACGGTAATCGCTGTCGGCAGGTCATAATTTGTCGCGGCGGTCAATGTTACATTAACCTGTGTTTCATAGAATGCCTCTGTATCGCCGGCAGAAGTGATTTCCGTTAAGTCAAAGGTTATGTTGCCAACGGATTGAGCTACGCCGGCGGCAGTTATAACAATAGCCCCTGTCACTTTTGCGGCAGGGAATGCAATAACGCCGGTTTCTGCGTTATAGGTATAGTCCGTGTCTTCAACGGCAGCCTTGCCGCCGATTGTAATTGTTACGCTGGTAGGCAAGTCGTAGCATGTTTCGGGCGCAATGGTAAACGTGCAGGCTTTGAGATTATAGGCGATCTCGTCACCGCTTGATTCCAGATTTGTCAGCGTAAATGTAATGTCGCCCAAGCTGGATCCTAACCCCAGCACGGAGTTACCGTCAACATCGTACCAAGAGCCAGATGTGCTATCCAAAATATAAAGAGTATGGTCTTGCACCGGATAGCATTTTGTTCCGGGCAGGTACCGCGCCACATCAATACTCTGCATTTCTGCTGTGGTCGCACACCATATGTCAGCTAATTTCAGCCCTCCAGAGCCGATAACATTATAGGTCATTTCGGTCATGATTTTTAACTCCTTTATAGTTAGTTATTTTTTAATTGTTCGTTGTATGCATCCCACCACTTTTGACGGACTGTCAGCGCAGCTAAAACACTTACAAATCCGTCAATATGTGTTCGTTCCTCAATTTTGACCGGACGCATTTTACGGGTTTCAGCGTTTTGTTTCATCGCGACATTTAAAAAATGAGCCTTTAAAAGATTGTTGTTTCCTATTCGCAACGTCTTGTCAAGTATAAGCCCCTCCGCCTCGCGTATTACCGGCGTTAAATTTTCCCCCTGGTAAACATCATCAACGTGGAAGCCGTAATTTTTTAAATCTTGAATAAGATACTGCGCGGAATATCGGTCATACCCGATTTGGAGCGGATATATTTCATAAACTTCAATCATACGCTTGAACCAGTCAAAACAATCGTTATAGTCAACGTAGTTCTCGCCGGATACCGTTATAAAACCTTGCTTGATATAAATCTCATACGGAACGCCTTCACGCTCCTGTAACGGCAGCACTTTATTCGCCGGCATGAAGAATTGACAGACAGTATATAAAACGTCTTTACGTTGTATAAGCACACAACAGGAAGTTAAGTCTGTTGTCTGCGAAAGGTCAATGCCGCCAACACAATAGGATCCGCGGAAGTCCTCAAGCGTATAATTGTCGCCGCACATTTCCTCGACATTCTCGCGCCGGAGCCATGCGACAGAGGAGCTTTGTTTTATGTTGCAGTATTTTGTTAAAAATTCAGATTTTTTTGAAAGGCTATTTTTTGCAATAGCTATTTCCTCTTTGTAAAACTCCCACGGCACGCTAACGTCCATATTCGGGTTTGCTTTTTTTAGCTCATCTTTTTTATCCCACTTTTTTTCATCGTCAATTACATACAAAAACGGCAACAGCCTTTCTTCTTCGCTGTTACCGTTGAGGAGAGCCGTTGATCTTTTTACCAGCTCATCGTATATCCCGTCATTTAAATACCCGGCGGTCGTTATTGACAATATAAGCGGTTGTTGCCGAGCGCCGAGAGCTGATTTCATTACCTCATATTGTTTTAGTCCCTGGTCGCCGCCCCATGATGCAATCTCGTCACAGGTTACCATTTGTGGGTTGAAACCATCGGATTTTTTGTGGTTGAATGCTATCGGTTTTATCGTTGTGTTAAGCTGCTCTATGTATATATCAGATCTGCGCTTTTTGGCTCTTTTTGAGAGAGATAATTCCATCAGCATCGATTGATGAAACGCATCATATACTATGTTCGCTTGTTCGAGCTTGGGCGCTATACAATACAATTTTGCGCCATATTCTTTTCCGGCGAACGCCATGTATTCCATTATTGCTGCCGCGAACAGCGTTTTTCCGTTTTTTCTCCCGACAACAAGAAAAACCTCGCGATAAACTCTTACCCCTTGTTCGTCAACTATTCCGAATATCGCCGCAACAATCGCCTTTTGCCATAGTTCTAATTTTAATTTATCAGATCTGCCCTCGCTGTGATGCATGAAATGTTCAATAAAATATATCGCTTCGTCTGCGTTTTCCTCGCTGTAATAGTTTTTCTTGGCTTCTAAGTCATTTATCAGTTTCTTATATATTTTCCGCACCCATTCGCCCACTACAGCTTTGCCCGATATTATCTGTTCATAATATTCTACGATGTAGTTTATGAGGATCGCCCCCTTTTACACCTTGCGCTTCCCCTTTAAAAAGTCGAGCAACTCATCCGTTTCATTTTCGTCATCTTTGTTGACGCGTAAGTCTGAGATTATTTTCATCAATGTTTGCACCGTCTGGTTGGCGGCTGTGGATGTCCTGTTGTAATCGCCTATAGCCGGATGGGTATAAACATTTTTTCTGCCCTTAACATATTCTTTAGTTACCACCGGTCCCTCGTCTTTTATTGTTTTTTCAAGTTCGTTTAATATCTGTATTTGTACCTGGTACCTTTTGAATGTCGTTATAAAAAAGAAGTTTTGTTCTACGCCATGCTCGGCAGCAATACTCAATATTTCTTGCGCCTGTTCGTTTAAATTCATCGCGTTTTTTATTGCCACGCTATCGCTCTCCTCATAATTTCAACCTCTTTGTATCCCAATTCCTGCAGAGCATAAAGCCTGCCATGCCCCTCTATGATTACATCGTTCTCGTCAACGGCTATCGGATCGTTGTTCCCGAACATCTCAATGCTTTTTTAATCTGTTCTATCTGTTCTCTTGTGTGAATTTTGGCATTATTCCCATAAGGTGTTATTAAATCGATGTTAATTTTTTCTATTTTCATTAGTATCCCTTTCCAAAAACCTTATGTGCGAACCCTGCGGAGTAAAATTATAGGCACCCATCGGTCTTAGCGCGCAGTGCTTTTTATTTTTTTATGGGGGCTATGTCACATTCCCGTATTCGTCATAGCGCGCCCTTCCTGCAGGCTCCCCACCGCTTTTACTATGCTCTTTATTATGACAGACTTTGCACACTAATTTTAGATTATCAAAGCTCAATGATATTTTTGGATCCATATAGTTATCAACTGTAAGCCATATCTTATGATGTACATCTGTGCCAAGCTCTTCTCCGCAAGTCTCGCACATACCGCCGTCTAATGCTTGTCTATAGGCTATGTATGCAGCTCGTGTACGCTGCCATGCTTGACTATTATAGAACTGCTTTAATAAACCTTTTGACATGTTGTCTCCTCTGTGCTGCCGCCATTAAAGCGCACAGTATGTGTGCGTACCATGCGCTTTAATAATCAAATATGCGGCAGGTTTATCGTGATTGACCGGAGAATCGCCAATCACAGGATTGTTATAAAATCCTATGATAGTATTATATCACGATAAAAGATAAAAGTCTTATCATTTTTTTATCATTTCTCAAAGCTCTATAATCCCATACATGATAACAGTAAACTTTCTTAGTGCCTCATCCTTCTTACGATATACTGTCGCAACCTCCACGTTTAGCATGTCACATAACTGCCCGATGTATCCTTGCTGACGATTGATAAAAAACAAATCAAGGACAGTGCGCTGCTCCTCGTCAAGCGCTGCAAGCCCATGCTCTATAGCAGCGATTTGTCGGCGCACGATAGCTAAATTCAGCTTTAACTCGTCTTTCTCCGCGATAGAGGAAATAAGCCTGTCCTGCGCCGTGTTCTCGTTTGTGCCATGAGATGGAGCTTGTGAAAGCTGTGATGTTCTTATTGCTGTTATTTCGGTTTCTTTCATCTTGATTTTTTCTTCAAGATTAGCAAGAGCCTTTTTCTTGCTGTTATACTCACGCAGCTTATATACTGCCTCGGTTTTCCAATTCATGCAATACCTCTCACGCATCAAAAAGATTTGTTTTTTTCCTTCTTGACTTTAGGCGCATACTTTACCTTGTTAAAGCAACCCCATGAGCAATATGGCTTTTCTTTAAATACAAACACATGCTGCGGCGCGGGAATAAATACCTTTTTGCAAACCGGGCATTCGCAGCTTCTAAAATGATTGTTGCCGTTCATTTTTCTCCTTCCTTTCTGGCTTTTCGCCTGTAATAAACTCGGTTAGCGTCTTGTCTGTGATATACCATGTATTACCGACTTTCTGAGCCTTAAGCTCGCCGCTCTTTATATAGCTTCTTATTGTATTTTTGCTTCTATGAAGCATTTCGGCGGCTTCTTTTACGTCGTAAGCCGTAGTAGTCTCTAATTTAATCATCGCATGTGTCCTCCTGCCGTTTTCTAGCGGCTTCTATTTTAGCGGCTGTCTTTTGGCTTATTTCTATAAAGCGGTTTGCATAGTCCCCTTTAAGGCTCACTCTTAAATAGCCCTCGTCCAGATATTTCTTTATAGGAGCGTTATCGTCTGCAACAGGGAGTAAAGAAAAGTCTGGCTCTGCGTCCGCTCCTCTTGCTCCCGCTGGAATAGGTGGAGCGTATTTACAATACTTCTCCTCTATCTGTTCTATAGCGGCTTCTATAGCGTCTTTAATATCTCGTCTAGGGTTATTTATCGGTCTTCCGTCTTCCCCTATTTCATTAGGGAGATTGAGCTTATACTGGATAGCTCTATAGCCTATAGTAAAATATCCCTGTTCCGCTATCTGTTTTGTGTTCTGTCTGGCTATATAAAAGATATACTCCAGAAGCTCGGCGGCTCGGTCTGGGAGTTCAAAATAGTAATCTGGAAGCCCTGTATAGTATGGAGTAATAAGCCCCCAGTTAAGAAGCTCGTTTAAGTAAATCTCGCAAGTAGTGTTGTCTACTCTAGCGCCTGTGAAAAGTACAGCTACTACTCCTCGCTTTACTGTCTTCTTTTTCCCTTTTACTACAGCTCCGCTAACTTTAAGCCCCGTGAGCGTGTCCGCTACGTTGTAAAAGCCCTGTCTGGCTGTTTCTATGTTCTTGTACTGTCCCTCGCCTACAAGCTCTCTTAAAGGGAAGCTAACCCTATCCCTGTACAGCTCCCCGTTGTGTATGGCTTGCTCGTTAGCCCGTAAGAGTATACGGGTTAGGATCTTCTTTGCTTGCGGGTTGCAGTTGACAATCTTTCTAAAATCGTCTATTTCTATCTGTACTGTGCTTTTATCCTTGCTATAGGATATTCTCCGCTTGTCCACGTCCTCCAGTACTCCTAGCTGTATCAGAACATCATACAGGAGTGTTGCTGTCTTTGATGTAGTAATCAAGCCCTCTTTTTCTTGCATAGCATCGTTATAAAACCCCATCGTGCTGTTACACCTCCAATGTTTTTAATAATTTATTTTGTTTCGCCTTTTTGATTCGCTCTTCGGCGATTTCGTAATATATTGGGTCTAATTCAAAACCTATATAGTTTCTATTGGTATTGATACATGCTACCGCTGTTGTTCCACTTCCCATACAGTTATCAAGTACCGTTTCCCCTTCGTTTGTGTATGTTTTTATAAGGTATTCGAATAGTTCCACAGGTTTTTGGGTCGGATGCACACTTCCCTGATTGACTTTGTCGAATTGAAGAAGGTTCGTAGGTTGCTTGTGTGTATATGTTTTTTTAAATGTTTTTCCTTCCTTTCTCGCCTGTATTGGCGCTGAAGGACTGTATCGATTTCCGCTTGTCTTGATTGGTTTATCTCTTAACTCTAATTGTGGGTTGTATATTGTTTTTTCGCCGTTCTTAGTAAAAACCATAATATTTTCAACTCTGCGCATAGGTTGGAAACGTGCGTAACTCATACCACTAGGTTTTTTCTTGTCCCAAAACCAATCATATTTATAGTTTTTTATGTTAGACATTCTTAAATAACTGGAAAACGGCTCACTTCCGAAAAGAACAATAGCACCATTGTCTTTGATAATCCTATTATACTGTTCCCATAACTCGTTGAATGGAATTATACTATCCCACTTGCAAGCCGTTGTTCCGTATGGTAAATCACAAAGTATCATATCAATACTTTTATCATCAATTAACTTCATACCCTCAAGACAATCCTCATTGTAAATCCTGTTTAATTCAATCATTGTCATAGTCCTTTCTCGTCATGCGGCAATTAAAGCGCTACCTATTTGTTTTGTCACTAAATCCACCCCCCAGCTATATCTCCTGTATCGGCATCCCCGTCCCCTTCGCGTAACTGTACTCCAGACTGCACCCTCGGCTATCTTCCCATCCTTCGCACAGCCACAACTCATCACAGCGTCTTAACATCTCAAGACAATGCTCCATGCCCACATCATACGGTATGTCGTGGTAGTAAAACCCTGTTGCGTGAAGCGGGCTAAGGAATACGGTATCTGGGTTATCCATTAGCAGCCTGCGAATAATCTTCTCAACCTTTTCCACGTTCTCCGCCTTCCCCGAAAACGGATGCGCTACATAGATAAGTTTCATGGCTTGTCCTCCATCTTCGCGCCGCAGTTGGGGCAGAAGTTGTAAAACTGCTTAAACGCATTGAAATATTCTTCGCTTGGATCAGACTCAGGTGACACTTCGTACAGATTACCGCACCTGTCACATTCGGCAGTTGCATAATCGCCATAAAAGTTTAGCCATTGTCCTGCATGGCGCTCTGGAAATACGAATGTTGTGGAATCATCAATCATGTGTACTATTCTCTGCGCCGCTGGCTCTCTTGCAAGAAGTTTTTGTTCTTTTATTTTTTCTTTCAGCGCGTCAGCGTCTATCAGTCTGCTCATTTTGCTTCTTCCTTTCCCTTCAACGTTCCCTTGTTCAAGTGATACAGGAGCGTCTTGTAATAGTCCTTGCAATACTTCTCGTCTGGTTCTTCGCCTTGCTGTCCGCAGTCTCGGCATACCCATTGGCGCAGACCGTTCATGATATGGCCGTATGCTTTGTTTGCGTGAGTGCAGGTCATCACCGCGCCTCCTTTGGTTCATTTGTTGGTGTCATTGGCGTGCCTCCTTAATTTTCATGTTCTTGCTCGGCAAATTTGTTCAAAACTTTGCCCATTTCTTTTGAAATTTTATCAGTTAATCTTTGCTCTCAACGCTAAATGCTTCCGCAAGTGACTGTTCAAAGTGCTCTCTGACCGCCGTAAACTCTCGTAGCGCGTCTGAAAGGCTCATGTCCTTACAATTCACTACCCCTCGCTGTTAACGCGCCACAAGGCGTTTTAAAGCCCCCTCAACAGTACTGTGATATGAGAGATTGCGAATGCTCTCTTTTTTTTCGCCTGTTTTTTTAGATGTTGTTTCTGTAATTTTTCCCAACGCATAGCAGGCGGCGTCTGCGGTTATGACATACCCATTTGGTAATTTAATCATTTTTCGTCCTCTCTTTAAAATACGGGCAAGGAGTGTTGATTTTAATTGTTTTGCAGACATCGGGTAAAACCCTGCAAAAGAGGCACCGCTCGCATAGGTCTGTCGATTTTATGTGTTCGGGTTCGCTTTTCATAGTTTCCTCCTACAATTGCATAATCTGCACTTCAACCCTCGGTCTGTCAGAGTACCGTTTTGATACAACGGCCTCCACGATTTGCGCATCGTCATAATAGGCAATCCCGTTAAGCGCATCGGCAATCACTTTGCCCACGTTGTCAAAATCGGGCTTTTTAATTGGGAAAACATCGCCGCTTAGCATCTGCTCCGTCTTTTTCTTACTGGCGCTTTTCGGTATCTTGTAATATGCCTTAATGCAAATCATAAGAGGAGTGTCCTTTTCAAACCGCCGGTGTCCGTTTTTGATAGTGTACTCTGCTTTGATAAGGTTTTCGTATATGACCGTCTGGTCTGGAGTTATAGCCCTGTTGTATTTACCGCAACTCACAAATCGCGGTCGTCCTTTGCCTTGCGGCTCTCCGTGTACCGTAAAGCTGATTATATCGTCATGCTCCATTGTCAATCTCCTTGTCGTTTACCGCCCAGC